TAAGTCAAACAAACTTTGGTCATGCTTCTTTATCTTCAGCAAATACATTTACAGCAAGGGCAACTTATAACATCACATCATCTATAACAATACCAAGCGGAGACACAAGCGACAGAGATAATACCCCTGCTGTTGGTATGATACGTCATAACAGCCAATTGAACCGCTATGAGGGCTACAACAACGGCAACTGGGAAAATTTAGGAGGTGCAACAGGTATTGCGAATGTTGTTGACGATACAACACCTCAACTTGGAGGAAACCTAGACGTTTTAGCAAGAGAAATAAATACATCTACAACAAACGGAAATATAAAAGTTACACCAAACGGAACAGGATTATTTGAAATTAAAGGGAATACAAATGACGGAACTTTACAGCTAAATTGCAACCAAAATAGTCATGGTGTAAAAATCAAATCCCCTGCTCATAGTGCTGGTCAATCTTATACTTTGATTTTGCCAGATAACCAAATTGCTGCTGATAAAGTTTTAAAAGTTAAAAGTATTTCTGGTTCTGGTGCAACAGCAGTTGGTCAGCTTGAGTATGCAGATGCTGGTGGCGGTGGCGGTGGTACTGGTGGAGGCGGTGAACAAATTTTCTTTGAATCTGAAAATGAAATGAATAACTCATATGAAATATCAACAAATCATAATGCCTTAGTCGCTGGCCCTCTCACTATTGCAAGCGGTGCTACACTAACAGTAAGTAGTCCTTCAGTTGTAACGATTCCATAATGGCTTTAGTACTAAACGGCTCAAACGATACAATCACTGGGTTACAAATAAATTCAGCAAATATTGTTGACGGCTCAATTACAAACGCAGATATAAATGATTTAGCAGCGTCAAAGCTTACAGGGGCTTTACCAGCAATTTCTGGAGCAGCTTTAACAAATATTGATGGCGGTAAAATTTTAAAAAGTTATTTTGTTCAAACTTCATCTGGTCAAGATATTACATCTTCTTCTTTTACTGACATAACAGGCTTATCAATAACATTAACACCAGCAGCGACCAGTAAATGTCTTGTACACGCTTGTGTAAATGGATATGGGGAATGGACTAGCACCTATTTTGGTCATAACAAAATGCAAGTTGTTAGAGGTAGTACAGTTATAGGAGTAGCTCTGCGTAATGTAAGGCTGCAAAGTAATTCTTCAACAGATTATTTGCAAATTGGTTGTCCACTTACACAAACCATTCTTGATACACATGGAGCAGACGGAAACACTGCTGTAACTTACAAATGTCAAGGTGCAACTAATGCTGGACATCATTATGTGAACTCAAGTTTTGGTACATATTCTAGTCTTACTGTTTATGAGGTAGCACCAAACTAATGATTTATAATAAAGGACAAGCACTTTGCAGTTTAAAACCAAATGCTCAATATAGTTGGGTTGGTACAGATTATTCTGGCTTGCAATGGTTAGATAGTGGTACAGCACCTACTGAATCTGAAATAGATGCTGAAGTTACAAGGTTAAATAATGCAGAACCTATGAAATTGTTAAGAGAGATAAGAAATATAAAATTAGCAGCTTGTGATTGGAGAGCTAGTTCTGATTTAACTTTATCTACAGCTTGGAAAACATATCGTCAAAGTTTGCGTGATTTACCAGCTAGTGCATCGCCTAAATTAGATTCTGATGGTAATTTAGATATGAGTTCTGTCACCTTTCCTACTGAACCAAGTTAATTATGGGAGCAATAAAACTAAAACACACATCAGGTAACGGCACTATTTTAAATAGTCCAGCAGCCAATCCTACCAATGATATTACTTTAAAATTACCATCTACAACTGGATCTGCTGGTCAGGTTTTAAGTGTAGCAAGTGCAAACCATAGCTCAACAAATGCAGAGCTTGAGTTTGCTGCTGCTGGTGGCGGTAAAATTTTACAAGTTGTATCTACAACAAAAAACGATCAATATACTGAGACAATATCTGATGGAGCGCAAAGTTCAAATAACATAACTGGCTTAACAGTAAGTATTACACCCTCTAACGCAAGTAATAAAATATTTTTAACTTGTACTCTTACAATTAGTGGAGGAAATGCTGGTTTTAATTTTTTTAAAGATGGTTCTGTAATTTCTGGTGCAACTGGTGATGCTGATAGTACTAAAAAAAGAATATTTGGGGAAGTATATGTTGGTAACTATAATATGTTTGCAACTACATTAACTTATTTAGATACCGCTGGCGGTACTTCCGCAATCACTTACAGTGTAAGATTACATAATATTATGCAAGGTAATAGCTTTATAGCAGTAAATACGAATGTAAGTGGAAGATCAGCTATATCTGGTTATGACTTAGTGGGTGCATCAACGATTACAGCAATGGAGGTGGCAGCATAATGGCTTTAGATCATTTAGCAATAATAAAAGCTTATCCATCTATAACAACGATTGATGATTCTTTTGTTAATTATGGTTTAGATAAAGATGGAAACAAAATATATTTCACTCAATCAAATGTTGATGCTGCACGAACCACTCTTAATGCTGAAGCTGCTGCTGTTAAATACAAAACCGATAGAACAACTAATGGTTCTACAATTTACGCTTCTTTTGGAGATCAACTTGATATGTTGTATGCCGATATGCTCGCTGGTAAACTAGATACAACTGGAACGTGGGCTACCCACATCAAAGCGGTAAAAGACGCTAATCCAAAACCTAGTTAATTATGTCGAAGATTAAAGTCAACAGTTTAGAAGGAGTCGGTGCAAGCACACCAGCAATCAGTATTGATAATTCTTCTGGAACGTGTACTGCCAATATTACCAATAATCTAAGTAATAGAAATATCATAATCAACGGAGCTATGCAAATAAATCAAAGAGGAAATCTAACAGGTCAAACAAGTAGCGTTTATTCTCTTGATAGATTTAGGGTTTCTATGGGTACTGCGGGGACTTGGTCGCTTTCTCAATCAACTGACACTCCAGATGGGTTTGGTAGCTCAATGAAGTTAGATTGTACAACAGCAAATGGTTCTCTTTCTGCTGGTAGCTACATGATTTTACAACAAAAAATCGAAGGACAAAATGTTCAAGGATTTGCAAAAGGTACATCTGCTGCAAAACAATTTGCTGTTTCATTTTATATAAAGTCTAATGTTTCTGGAACTTACGTTGCTGAAATACAAGATAATGATAACGACAGAATAGCTAGTAAGACATTTACAGTATCAAATGGGAATTGGAATCGTTATTCATTAATTTTTCCAGCCGATACAACAGGTACTCTTGATAATGACAATGCTATTTCATTAAGTTTAAACTTTTGGTTAGTTGCGGGTACTACTTACTCAAGTGGAACTCTTAATACATCTACATGGGCTGCAAAAGTTCATGGAAATAGGGCGGCTGGTATCGTAAACTTTGCCAGTTCAACATCAAATGAATTGTATATTACAGGAGTTCAGCTTGAGGTTGGAAGTGTAAATACGGAATATGAAATGAAATCAATAGGTCAGGAGCTTACTTCTTGTCAAAGATATTATCAAAGAATTGCTACAGGTACTGGTCAAGCTTTATCTGAAAATGCAACTATGTACAATTCTGATTCAATTTTCTTTTCTATTCCTTTACAAACTACAATGAGAATAGCACCTACTTTAGACGTTGCTAATGGTAGTAATTATTTTGTCAAATATGAAAATAATGGTGCAATATATTTTAATACTTTAGGTAGAGATGGAGTTACAACACCTAGCGTCTTATGTCTAAATCAATCTCCCGTATCTGGAGGAGGTGGTAACGCTTGTATGATACGAACTGATGACGCTAACACTTATGTAGCAGCGGTAGCGGAACTTTAATTAATTAACAAATTATGGCATATCCAACAGATCCAATTTACAAATTCATGAAAAATCCTATTACTGGAAAAGTAGATTCGATTAAAAAACCAAATGGGAACCGAGAGTTGCACTTTCCATTTGACGAAGCAAATAGCGAATATCAAGAGTACCTTGAGTGGGTAGCAGAGGGAAATACACCCGAAGCTGCTGATTAATTAACCTTTTCTTGCATTTGTCTTGTCATTAACCCCATAGTGACGTAGAGAGGGGATAGGGCTACAATAAGCAATAATACAAGCACACTTGAAAATGCTAGTGCTTTTAAAATTGCAAATTTAATCATGTTTCAAAAAATTGCTAATACTTTATCAATTATCTCATTTTTAATGGTTTCAACAATGTCTGTTGGAGCTTTTCTTGCGATTCGTTATATGCAAAGTCCTGAGTTTGAAAGAACGCTCAAAAATAAATTGATGGGTAGTTTAGAAAATAAAATGCCAGATGTGATGAAAAACACTCTTCCCGACTTCACAGGACCATCAATTGAAATTCCAAAGAAACAGGTTAGCCCTCTTGGAAATACCCAGAATTGATATACCGCAGATACAAATAAAAGAGATATATATTCCAAAAATAAAAACTTGGGAACAATATCCAACAACGCTGGATATAATAGATAAACCAAAGCTTGATTATCCAGTTGTTGATATTCCTTCTTTTGAGCCTCTTGAGTATAATCCAGACAAATTTATACCAACCGATCCTGTAAAACAACCAGAGCAAAAGCAACCTGAAATACCTCAACCGCCAGAATACAAACCTGAAATCAAGAAAGATAAAGAGTTCTTTATTAAATGCCCCAACGAGACTAACATTCCAGTAGGGTCGTTTGCCAACGATCTCAAGCTAGATAAAGTCGTATCTCACAAACTTTCTGAAGATGGAAAAGTCTGTTACGAAGTCTACGAACCATCCACCTTTATTGAGAAATGGATTCCTAGCCCTCCTATTCTTGTCAACACTTCAATTATTGCTGTTACTGCGGCTTCAAGTCCTATCATAGCCAACCTTCTTAAAAATCTTATTAAAACTGCAATCAAGAAACTGACAAAGAAAAAAGATGAGGTAAAATAAAAAGGTAGCAAGCCCAGCATCATGTCATTGACTTGACCCCTGCTCTGTTGGATAGACTTGCTGCTTTTAAGTTTACAACTTTTGCACCGTGCTGATAAAACAGCCACCGCTCTGTATTAGTCAATGTAAACTTATTTTAATTTGTGAGTGTGCGGTATAACTTGACCCATCTTTTCTACAACTTCTACATCCTCGCATAGAGAGTAATATTTAGAATCTTTAGTGAAGCGTATTCCGTCACGATAGAGTTGTCCACAATTTTTTAATCTTGCCAATTCGTAGTTCAGTCTTTCTTTTGATAATATTTGCCTTTGTATTTTTTCTTGAGTCGTTGCACTTTTTAAACACGCATTTTGAAAGCGTTTATCTAACGGAACAGATATAGTTGCAGCAATTCCAAAGTTAAAAGAGGTCGCATCTTTGTTGCCACTATAATTTTCTCTAAAGAAAAGGATCTCTCCTGCATTTGTAAGGTTTCCATCTGAGTCTGTAGCCTCGTTATAAACTGGCGTGTGATAAATATAGTCTTGGGGTCGTTTGATCGCAACTGAGGTCGTTGCAAATGGGCTTATAGATAATGTTGCTCCCGAGCATTGGATTCCATTTCCATAACTATTCTCAGTCATTGGGCCTGTTAAAACTTGGGTTGCAAAATTAGAAACTGAAGAACTGGTATTTGATTGTGGATTGGCAACTGCTGAGGTATTTGCGTAACTTGGTAAACAAGAAAAAAGACTTATTAGTTGGAGAAGATAATAGTGGTATCTGTAACCACCTCTGATTGAACCGTTCTTGTTATATCGATGACGCTTTCTAAAGAAGGTCCCTTGTAAAACTCTGAAAACTGAAAAGCATTCCCTTGTGTGGTTTGCTGCCAGTTTGGTTTTTGATCCATATTTAAACCAGTCCATTCATAAGTCGTTCCATTGATGGTTTCTGTGACAGTGGCATTGGGCATTGAAATTGTGTCGCAATTTCCGCAAGATATGCCAGATCCTGTGACTGAGTAGGTATAGCCTGAATTGTAGCGAACTTCTCGGATATTTTCTGTCAAATTATTTGTGGTGACGCTTCGGCTCGTGCTTGTAGCACTTGTAAAATTTGGCACGACAGGAATTGCGTGAGCTGGACTAACAAAAAATATAAAAAGAAGATATTTCCACATTAATCAACAGTTAAGTCTGTCACAAATTGACCAGTAAGAACCACTCCAGTTCCTGTTCCACCTGTTAAAGACATTGTGTGATGATCTAAAGTGACGGCTGCAGTACCTACTGACCCAGCGGCAGTTGAAGTCAAATCACTAAAGTTGCCAACTGTTCCGACGGTTGGTGCAGAACCAGCGGTGGCATCTCCTTCTAAATATGATTGAGTAAAACTGAAAGTCTCACCAGCAGTTGTTTGAGTTGCACTTGGCATAGTAACAGCTGGGACTCCATTTGTAACAGATCCAAAGCCACCAACACTTGCAGCGTCTCCACTTGTTGTTGTTATATTAGTTCCGCTTATGCTGTAAGATGAGCCAATTTTATCGGCTGAAGTTGCAGCGGATAAACTTTCCAATTTGACACTTGATGTGATCGTGCTTTGAATATCACAAAATGCCGCAGTTGGAGAACATAGAACGGCAAGTAGTAAGAGCTTTTTCATTTGATACCGACTTTGTTTTTACTATTATCTACTATCTTAGGACCATTATTGTTATTGTTGCCACCTTTCTTCTGTCCGACTGAAATCCCATAACTGCCGAGCACTCCACTGACGAGTCCAGCAGTAAAGGCTCCATCAATTCTAACTTTACCCATATATCCCAAAGTCATCATTGATAAACTCCATGTCAAAATTAGAAATCTGACACTGTGACCAAAAAAGTCACCCCAATCAAACCCTTCTTTTTCTTGCTTTTCTTCTTCCATACGAATTGCCTTTCTTGTTTTATATTACCAACTTAGCTATGTTAGGAAAAGAAAACAAAAATTTATGTCAAAGTTTCTAATTAATTTATTCATAAGGTTCGGCAAATCTGAATCTGTTAGAAAAGGATTATTGCTTATGCTTAAGTCCGCTGCCGAGAAAAGTGACAATGACGTTGATGATGCAATTGTCAAAATGATAGAAGAAAAGCTCTTTCCAGTAAAATGATCAAAAAGTTTCTAAATATCGACATAGAAAAAGCTCCTCCAGAAATGGAGCTAGAGGTTGAGCTTCAATGCAGACAAATCATGGAGTCTGATGACATTGATAATATAAAACGATATTGCACACACTTGGTCAGATATAAATTAAAACAAGATATGTTTCTATCTTCTCTTTTAAATCACTTTGTTGACCTTGAGTTTGTCAGACCTAAAAAAAGAAAAAAGCGTTTTAAGTTATTCTAAAGATTTCTCGTACTCATCAATATATTTATCTTCAAAATCTCTTATTAACATATTATCTGTTTTATCAACTTCATAATTAAATTTAAGGACAGCAGTTCTTATATGTTCTTTGACCCACCGACCTTCTTCATAAACAACTTGAGCTTTTCCATTTTCTTTAATAAAAACATAGTGGTCCTGTCCCTTAAGCTGTATATCTAAAAAGTTTTTTTCTAAATCTTTACGTCTAATATCTTTCAGTTTTCTAAGTTTGACTGAAGAATGTTCCTTTTTTTTCATTTTAACTCCAAAGTAATCTCAACCCATGACGGTTGTGGTTTGCATCCATCAATAACTCCATAAAAAGGATTATTCATAAACTCATAAGTTCTTTTACCATCGGTG